CCAATTTGTTAGATAGTTATTATGTTGCGGATATACATCGCCGTTTTCGTTTGTTGTATACTCTGGGAACAAACTATTATTCTTGCAAATATAGTCTAAAAACCTTTGAGAGTAACTTTCTGCAATGCGTTTTTCTTTTTCGATTAAATAGTCAACTTCCTCTTTTGATACGATTTCGCTATTCTCAGATTGGTGCTTATAGATACCTTTATTTGAAATGGTGTAAGCGCAAAAAGGTAAGTATTCAACCATCGTAAAATGTATCAACATTGGCTTTAAATACGAGCGTACAAGCGTTATATAATTACCCGAAAGCGTATTGTTTGTAATGTCCGTTTTAATCTTATCCAATAGCTTGGTCCCTGTGTATTGTTGAATCCAAATGTTTTGCGCTACAAGTACAAATTGAATAACTTTATCAACGTCCGTGTTGGCGTTTAAAGAAGTGTATTCTTGTAAGTCTTTTTTCGATATTAATAGTGCTTCTGCCATGTCTTATTATTTAGGTAAAAATCCTTTGTTAGGCATATCAATCGGACGCGTGTAAACTCTTTTATCGTTTGTCGGCGCGATTTCACCAAGTTTGCGAGTTTGTGCCGGTGTAAACTTCTTTGCCAAAGGTGAATTAGCATCTGATTTTCTTAAGTAAGTTTCACGAACCCATTTATGGTGACATGCTCCACCGCCTTTGTATAACCAAATAGAATAATTGTCTGCACCTTTAGGACCAAAACCAGCGTTTACAACTTCCGATTCCATTCTTACAATATCTTCTTTACGGTATACTTTATTAGCTTGAGTCATTTTCTTGCAAAACAATCTTGACTTTTCCGAAGTGTCCCCAACATATCTATAACGATGTTTAAAGATTTCACCATCTTGTAAGCTCTTTGTGTTAGGTCGTGCTGTGCCTGTTTTAACTAAGTTCAAAACCTTAGACAATTTTGTAGGCTCGTTAAGTTTTCGTAATTGCTCATCCAATTCCTCCTCAATCTCATAGTCTACCTCGTGACTATCAATCAACACCCACTCATCTAAATCAATGTCCTCACCATATTTTGCAACGTCCAATTCGTCTTGAGCGCTCATTTTTACCTCTTGTAAGGGTTGTGGCTCGTCACCTTGTAAAGGATTCAAAGTTTTAAATCTAAGGTTAAGTGAAACACCGTTAAACGAAAGTATTTTTTTAATCATTTCAACTATCATTTGCTGTTTTGGCTTGATAACCATGTTTTCAAACAACAAAGCGCCTGTTTTCATTTCATCAGCATTGCTACTAAATCCAGTGGCAACCGATACCCCAAATAATAAAGGAGTAGTAACGTTGTGAGAACGTAATATTTTGAAGGTAGATTCATCACTTAAATATTGGTAATGGTCCGCAGCATCTTGCAAAGGTACAGTGTCAATTGTTGTTTTGGTAGCTTCATTCTCATTGAATGATATTACAACTTTCTTACCTTTTGACCCTGTAAGCTTACCAATAACAGATGCAGATATCTCATCCTTCATCTCGTCGGTTGGGGTACCATTGTTAAAATTTACGATACTGGTGGGAGCGAAGGAGTTTTCAACCTCATTAATAAGGTATTCAGCTATTTTTTCTTCAAGATATGCGTAATCAATTCCCCCTTGGTAATCTACATTTGAAAAGTATTTCATTCCAGCACTATAAGGCGCTAAATACAAAATTTCAACTTCTTTTTTTGAAGTTCCGAACGCATCAAATCGTTTAGGTACGTACTTTTTAGGGTCGCTCCAATTGTCAGAATAATAATAACCTACTATGTCACCATCTTGGTTACACTTCTCAGGTCTTAATAACTGAATAGGTGTATGAAAAGCCCTTGTAATAGCTTTATGTCCTTTGTCATAGTGAATCTGTAAGGCACACTGCCCTAATGCGTACAAATCGAATATAATACGCCTTAAATCATCTTCCTTTAATATAGATAGTAATTGAGCCCATTCGTTTGGCTTCATTGCGCTATCCGTAGCTGTTAACCCTTGGCCAAATATTAATCGACAAATGTTATTAATTACAGCGTTGTTGGTTGCTGAATTGCTATATCTGTCAATTAAGAACTGATAGTAGTTGTTATCTTCACCATATTCTACCCACTCATTCTTATTGTTCTCAACAATGACAGGTGCAGTGTATGAAGATAGTTGTATAATGTTATTATTCATATATAATAAATTCGTTTGTTGTTACCGTTTGAGTAAAATTCGAGCTTGGATTATCCGTGCAAAATACACGTCCGTAAAAGCGAATATCGTTTGTTTTGCCTATCTTACAAATATAAGTATGACCTTCTTTTAATGCAAATGTAGCCGTTGCCATGTGGTAATAATCACCCGTTGCGTAGGTTGTAATATTAATAGTTGTAGTGACGTTTGTTTGCTCGTCTGTTAAGAATATCTTATCTGAATTCCCCGTACCTTCACGAGGGATAAAATACACCGTTTGCGGTGATGTGGATGTCGTTAATACTATCATTAATAGTATAACTAAAAATTAGTGTTTTTGTTGCAAAAAAAAGAGGGGCGTTTTAAACCCCTCCGTAAATTAACTTGTTACAATAGTAGATAAAGTTTTTGGAAAATCGTCGTTGTTTAAGTTGTCGTAAAAAGCATTTGTTCCCAAAGGCACGAATTGTGACGGTAAAAGCTCTTCCGCTTGGAAGGTCAAGGAATAACCTGAAAAATCACCCAAAGCCCCACCATTATTTATACTTCCTGCTGTTACATCACAACCTCTAAGTAGTCCAACTAAGAAAAACTGTCCCTCGTTGTTTTCAACTAAAATTCTCGGTTTTGCATAAGCTAAAGTTTTGACAGCGTTATGTGTTGCAATGTCCTGTTTTTTTAGCTTTATAGTCAATGTTTGACGAAAGAAAGTAGTTCCATTTTCACGTGATGTCACTATCTCTTGGTCGTAAACATTTTCGTTAGATTTCAACTCAAACTTATATAAAGAATTTATTCCGTTTAAATAATCAATTGACTCATTATAATCATTGTCTAATAGGTAGTCCCACTGATTAGCCATCGGTGTATTTTCTTTATATATAAAGTTTGGCGTTATGTCCTCGTTGATAAAATAAACGTTTGTAAGCCCTGCAAGACTATCCTTACAAGGCTCTAAACGTCCTGCCGTTATTAAACAAGCCATGGTTAAGCAGTTACAATTGTCGCACCTGTGAAACAATCAGAAACGATAGTAGAAGAACTTGTGATATCCGTGAATGGTGCCGGTAAAGCCTCCTCAGCGGTAAATGTTAAAGAATAACCGTTAAAGTCTCCTAAAGCACCACCATTGTTGATACTTCCAGCCGTTAAATCAGCCCCTCTAAACAATCCCATTAAGAAAAATTGTCCATTGTTGTTCTCCACTAACACGTGCGGTCTTGAGTAAGCCAAAAGTTTTACTTCTTTGTGAGTCGTAGCGTCTTGTTTTTTCAATTTAATTGTTAACGTTTGACGGAAGAAAGTTGTACCAGCTTCACGACTTGATACTATTTCTTGGTCAAATACGTTTTCATTAGATTTTAACTCGTATTTGTACAAATTGTCCACGTTTGTGACCGCTGTGATTAAGTCATTCGAGAAAGTCACGTCAGACGGAACTATCTGAAAATTAATAAAGTATACAGCTTTCAGTCCTCCGATTGCCTCTTTGCACGCCTCCGAGCGTCCTATGGTTAAGTTACATGCCACCTGATTAAGTTTTAAATTTTAAAAAAAAAAGGGGAGGGACTTGAAGCACCTCCCCACGTTATCTGTTAGCTAATTAATTAGTTAGCTGCGTTTGGTATATTATAAGTAATTATGTCAGATACTGAATGGTAATTTACAGCCATTCCAGCACGTAATACAAAACGTACATTTTGTGAACCGTCTAATGGGCTCATATCGATTACCTTAACTTCGTTTTGGTCGTTTAATAAACCGCAGCCAAAAAACAAGTTAGATGTTTCAGCAGCGATAGCAGTGTTAGCAGCCATACCGTTCGCAACGAATAAAGGAATCCCTTCAAAAGTTAACGCTTGACCATTATACCATTGTGTCCCCTTAGCTTCAACACCATTGTTTGATGTAGCTGCAACTGAGAAACCTCCCAAAGCTCTTACATAAGCTCTCATTACACCTTGTGGAACGTAAATTTTCAAGTCAGGTGAACCGTACAATGCAGTTGGAATAGCATCAACAATTTTACCTAATTCAGCAATTACCGTAGATGCAGTAGAAATAGCAGAAGAACCAGCAACCTCATTTGCCGTTGGTAAAGCAGCGTCAGCAGCTAACAATGTAGCGATACCGTCAATTTGTCCAGCCGTAGCCGTTGCACCTCTCCAAATAGAAACCTCAACCGCCTCAGCAACTTTCTCTGTAATGTAAGCCAATAAGTAATCAACGAAAGATTTAGCCAATACTTTGTGTGCAGAAACTCCCATTTCTTCAGCTTCCCATGTAGCTTCAAAATCTTTTTTACATAATTGTAGGTTAACTTGGAAATTCTCCAATGTCAAACTTCTTTCAGAAAGTGTTACTTCAGAAAGTGCTGTAAAGTCACACGTTGCATTTTTTAATAAAGCATCCGTGCTTAATTTATGCATTGTAGTCTTATAAGCAATGTTTGGAATGATAGTCATACCTCCATTTGCCAATGTGTTACCGCTTAATAAAGCCGCTTTTACCCATAATTTGGAATCTTGTCCAGCATATGAAGTTGAAATGTTAACTGTTGTAGCCATTTTTTATTTGTTTATTTGTTGTTATATACTTCTTCTAAAATTCTATCTCTTAACGATTTTGGCGTATTAATCGCTAAATCTACTCTCTCCATTGGTTGTACGTTCTCAGGGTTGAATTGAATCGGTTTAGGCTCAGCGCTAAATTCGATAACGTCCGTTGGTTGTTCTTCAACTACTTCTGGAGTCATTGACGCTAACTTAGTTTCAAGCTCTGCAATCTTTGCCTCCATTTCTGCGAAGTGTTGCTCCGTGATTTGTACAACTTTCTTTGGTTGTTTCACTTCAACTTCTGGAGTCACATCCGCTTCAACAGGCATCTCTTCCTCTTCTGATTCTGCAGGCATCTCTTCGATAGCAGCAATCATTCCTTTTTCTTCAACTACCAATAGTCTACCGTCTTCAAGTTCGTACTTTCCAACTTCTAAAGGTACGGGCTCACCCTCAGGAACTACAATCATAACACTTGCACCAGGCTCGAATGAATCCGCTTCAATTACCGTGCTGCCGTCTGCCAATGTTTGCTCCTCCAAATTAACTTCTATACCT